CTGCATAAAAGCATTCGCAGCAGGCTCGGCGGCGATCATACGGTTAATCTTCCAGCTTTTTGGCACCTGTACACACTTATTCCCTTCAACGACTTCAAACTCGTTGAGAGGCGCCTCTCCAAAACCCTCAAAGAAGTATCTGAGGGGGAGCACGCCGAGGGGTGTGACAGACTTAACACCAACCATTTTTAACGTTGCGTGCACACCACGTCGAGTGGCGTACGTCGCACCGCCTGACCACCGTCCAAGTCCAAACACACGTCTCGTGGCTGCCTGTCCGAGGACAAGAGCAACATACTCGCGCGCTTTGTCTAGAACCTTCACGACCTCTGGAAAGAGGTGGATCCGGTTTAATCCAAAGTTTGTGCGAGCACATTGTTGTTCAGCCTCAATCCATGAGATGAACGTAGACGAGATGCGGCTTTCTTCAGAACCTCCGCCTTCCCACTTCTTTAAGAAGCAAGAAAGCAAATAGTCCTTTCCAAAAGGGACCGCACCGGGCGCGCATTCGATCTCGCTAGTATACTTGATGTAGTCGTCGAAAGTTTTCACGTTTCGAACGGCGTGACCAAGTGGCGAGTCGATCTGTGCAGCCAGAAGGCGTATCACTACGGCTTCGGTGCTACTTTCGAAAGTAGTGGCTTTTGACATGTCGGCGACCTCGGCTTAGTTATAAGTCACGAGGTTTTCGACCATGTCCTGCACCTGCGCGTTCGCTCCCAACAGGTGAAGCATCTTCCAGATATCTTTTCGATTCTGGAGAGTGCAACGCTCAGGGAGTACATACTCCAAGAACGCCCGCGGGATGTAGGCGACTGTCGGAGCCGGGAGAATACCACTGGCAGATGAATCGCCTGGGGTTTCAAGAACCGGCTCGTGAAGGCCAATGCGAACTCGATAAGTCCGATTCGCAGACGACTCGCCAGGTTTAGGCGAGGCCGGCTGCTTGATGTCAATGCTGATGCGCCAGTAGCCAACCGCGTTGCTTTGCGATTGGTCAACGGCCCACAGCACGCCATCACGGTCGAGACCCATGGGTTTGAAGGTATGGTTCACAGGGGTCGCCTGTGCGTCTGCTAAGACGATATTGGTAAGGTTAGGCACAAGAGTGCTCCTTGTTAAAGTTTGGAACCCAAGAGGGCCGCAAGATTCAAGAGTCTCCCGCTGCCCAGCTCACACCTGAAGGGTGGAAGCGAAGGTGCGGGGAATGAACTCAAATACATGCGATATCGTGCGAAGTTATCGTACGAGCCCGTTGCGTTGATTGAAGTGCCTCGTGGAGTGCCGGACGCCCTGCCTATACGGTAGGTGCCCGACTGCTTCCAAGACTGTGTCTTATAGCCCATCTTGAAATACGATGAGTACAGGATCGCAGTCTCCAAGTCACGGAGATAACCGCCCATGTTCCAGACCCAATCAAGCACAAAGCTGTAAGGAATCAGCTCGTACCCGATCGAAAGTGGATTAAGGCTAGTCAGTCTGTCAAGACGCGTTGTACTCGACGGAACGCTAAGCCACACGCACATCTCAGTTCGCCAAGACGTATTCCCTTGCGGGATAACGTGGCAATGAGTGTTGGTGACCAGTGCCCCAGTTGTCGTGAACTCAGCATCCTTTTCAACATAGGCGGCCCTTGCTTTAAGCGGGATACCGTAAAGCTCCGTAGTCCGTGTCATTTCTTCCACGGTGCCATAGATCGAAGACATAGCGGGTTTCCACCCGTACGTCCACTCGAGTCTTAGGCTACTAAGTTGCTGAATGGTCCCACGCCAGCCGCGACGAAGGTTCACACCTAGATCGCGAAGCCGCCTTATTGGTTTCAACATCTGCGACGTCTGCTTAGCCTGAAAGGCATCAACAGAGAGATCTGTAGATCCTCGTATCAACTCAGTCAGACTGTTGAGACATTGCGCATCACTGATCCGAAAACCGTGTGCGCTGGGGTTCGTAGTATGCAGCGGACCGTAATCCCGACCGACCACTCCTGAATATTTAGTCCAGGAGGTGCCATCGGGGGTCACGCTAAACACCGTTCCCTTTGCGCATTTAGTTCTAAGACCAGAGATATTATGAGGTCGCGGAACCTTAAAATCGCCCAACGGCCCTGCGGCTATTGAGCATTGGTTACGCGAAGCCACGCTGTTGAAGGAAGTAGTGTAGCCGCTCGACGTGCTATAATATGTAAGCCCGTTTTGCGACTCCGACACATTCTTTGGCA